AGGGTACTGGAGAATGAATGATGGTAGTGGAACTGTACTTGTTGATAATAGTGGTAATGGTAACAATGGAGCCTTAACAAACGGCGCAACGTTCAGTGCGAGCACACCTGACGATTAAAACAAATTAAATTAAATTAAATTAAATTATGGCAACAAAAGGAACAAACGCAAAAATTAAAGAACTTAAAGGTATTAAACCTGAGAAGATTACTGACGAGCAGTTGAAAGAGGTTCAAGAACTTGTTAATAATATTAACAGGTCTCAAATGGAACTAGGCCAAATGGAAACAAAAAAACACGCTATGTTGCATCATATCTCAGCGCTACAAGAAGGTGTTGGTGGTATGAGAGATACTTTCGAAAAAGATTACGGAACAGCTGATGTTAATATTCAAGATGGAATCATAAACTATACAAAGGAAAATGGCGAAGTTAATTCGTAAAATTTCCGTAGGCAAAGATTATAAGAATGACGCTATGCACTATGCCGTGGGGCAAGAAGTGTATGGTGGTCATACTATCTGCGATATTATAGAAGAAGACGATAAGTTTTCTGTATACATCAAAAAGAATAAAGACGTATTACCTTGGAAGGACTTCAATAAGAATATGGCGGTATCTGTAGAGTATAATCTCGAATACTAATGAAAAGCGTATACAACTTTGTTGTATCGCCAAAAGGAGAAAGATATAACAATAAGAAGAAAGTTGGTGATTCAGAGCTTATCTTAAACACTGAAATTTATAATCATCAATTTGTTAATAGAACAGCTATTGTTAAATCAACTCCATTAATTGGTGATACAGATATAGAACCAGGAGACGAGGTTATAGTTCATCATAATGTTTTTCGTAGGTGGAATAACGTTAAGGGTATAGAAAAAAATAGCAGGAGCTTTTTTGATGAGAATACCTATTTAATAAACCAAGATCAAATATTCCTATACAAAAGATATTGTGAATGGAAAGCGCCAAAAGGTTATTGTTTCGTAAAACCTTTAAAAACAATAGATCAATTTAATATTGAATCTGAAAAACCTCTACAAGGCATTGTCAAATATTCAGACGGTACAATAGAGGTTAACAATCTAGTTGGTTTTAGACCAAGTAGTGAATACGAGTTTGTCGTTGATGGCGAGAGACTATATCGAGTTTTATCTAATTTTATTACAATCAAATATGAATATCAAGGAGACGAAGAGGAGTATAATCCAAGCTGGGCATAAAGCAGTTGAAGAGCTCATTAAAGTTGCTAAAGAAGCTATTGTTGATAGTGGAGATGATATTACAGCAGACAGACTTAAGAATGCTGCCGCCACTAAGAAACTCGCGATATTTGATGCTTTTGAAATACTTAACAGAATCCAAGACGAGGAGAACTTACTTGAAAATAAAGAACCTGAAGAGAAGAAAGAAAAAGTGTTTAAAGGATTTGCAGAAGGAAGATCTAAGTAATGTACAAGCAAAGTTTAGTTCAGGTAATAGAACCAGTTAAAAAAACGACTATCAGTCGTCTTAATAAAGGTAAAAAATGGAAATATGGATATGATAAAGAACATGATATTGTCGTTATATCAAAAACTGGTCAAATTGGCGAAATACTTGAAATTGAAAACTTGCGAATTGCTTTGCCGAAAGTGCCAGTGCAAGTGTTCAGGCACGAAAAAAACAAATGGATAAAAACTGATCAGCCAAAACAACTAGAACGTCTTAAAAGTATATTTGATTGGAGGGCTTATCCAGAAGATCAAAAAGAACAATGGTTCGATTATATAGACGAAGAGTTTGATAGAAGGGAAAATGGGTTTTGGTTTACAAATAATGGTAAACCCACTTATTTAACAGGTACACACTATATGTACTTGCAATGGAGCAAGATAGACGTAGGAGCTCCAGATTTCAGAGAGGCAAATAGATTGTTCTATATATTCTGGGAAGCTTGTAAAGCGGATAAAAGATGTTATGGAATGTGTTACCTAAAGAACAGACGTTCAGGGTTTTCGTTCATGTCATCAGCAGAAACAGTTAACTTAGCCACTCTTGCAGGTGATAGTAGATATGGTATACTATCTAAAACAGGTTCAGATGCTAAGAAAATGTTTACTGACAAAGTGGTACCTATCAGTATCAACTATCCTTTCTTTTTCAAACCGATTCAAGATGGTATGGATCGCCCGAAAACAGAACTTGCATACAGAGTGCCATCCACAAGGTTTACTAGAAAAAAAATAACGGTTAACGAGAAACTAGAGGAGTTAGAAGGATTAGATACAACTATTGATTGGAAGAATACAGGAGACAATAGTTATGACGGTGAAAAATTAGCTTTGCTAGTACATGATGAGGCTGGTAAATGGGAGAGACCTGAGAACATCCTAAACAACTGGAGAGTTACAAAGACATGCTTAAGATTAGGTAGTAGAATTATTGGTAAGTGTATGATGGGATCAACAAGTAATTCTCTTGACAAAGGAGGAGATAATTTTAAAAAACTATATAATGCCTCAGATGTCACAAAACGAAATAGAAATGGCCAAACAAAATCTGGCTTATACTCTTTGTTTGTCCCAATGGAATGGAACTACGAAGGATTTATTGACGAGCACGGAATTCCTGTATTCACTACTCCTGACATCGATGTGTTCGACCCAAGTGGTGAATTAATAGACGTAGGTGTAATAGATAATTGGCAAAATGAAGTAGATGGTTTAAAAGGAGATGCTGACGCTTTAAACGAGTTCTACCGTCAATTCCCAAGAACAAAAGAACACGCGTTTCGCGATGAGACTAAAAATAGTATATTTAACTTAGTAAAAATATACGAACAGATAGATTACAACGAGGAAATGACAAGGACGCTAGGTATTACTCAAGGTAATTTTCAGTGGGTAAATGGAGTTAAGGATTCTCAAGTAATATTTTATCCAGATCCGAAAGGAAGATTTAAAGTAAGTTGGGTTCCACCTCAACAAATTCAAAATAAAGTTGTTCTAAAGAATGGTGTTAAATGGCCTGGCAACGAGCACATGGGAGCCTTTGGCTGTGACAGTTATGATATATCAGGAACTGTAGATGGAGTGGGCTCTAAAGGAGCTTTACACGGGCTTACTAGATTCTCAATGGAAGATGCTCCGGCTAATAGTTTCTTTTTAGAATACCTGTCAAGACCACCAACCGCAGAGATGTTCTTCGAAGACGTTCTAATGGCTTTAGTGTTTTATGGTATGCCTATACTCGCGGAGAACAATAAACCTAGATTACTTTATTATCTAAGACGTAGAGGCTATAGAGGATTTAGTATGAACAGACCAGACAAAATTTGGAATAAACTATCCGTTGCAGAAAAAGAGGTTGGTGGAATACCGAATTCAAGCGAAGATATAAAACAAGCCCACGCGGCTGCGATTGAAATGTATATCCAAGATCATGTAGGTATGAAACAAGATGGTACATTTGGGGATTTATACTTTAACACTTTGTTAAACGATTGGTCTAGATTTGATATAAACAAGCGGACAAAATTTGACGCATCAATAAGTTCTGGTTTAGCTATCATGGCTAACAATAGACACTTATACGCTCCAAATGCTAAAGTAGAAAAACCACAACTAAATATAAACATGTCAAAGTATAAAAATACTGGAAACGTGTCTCAAATAATTAAAGAATAAATATGGCAGAGTCTGGCATTAAAAGTTATTTTCCGAGTCAAACTGTAGGTGATGCTGAGAAGCTTAGTTACGAATATGGTTTAAAAGTTGGTAAAGCAATAGAACAAGAATGGTTTAACAACGATAGAAGTGTTAATAGATATAAATCTAATAGCAATGATTTTCATAATTTAAGATTGTACGCTAGAGGCGAACAGTCTACTCAAAAATATAAGGATGAGTTATCTATAAACGGTGATTTGTCCTATTTAAATTTAGATTGGAAACCAATTCCAATTATTTCTAAGTTTGTAGATATAGTGGTTAATGGTATTGCAGAAAGAACGTATGATATAAAAGCCTATTCTCAATCTCCAAACGGCGTTGAAAAGCGTACTAAATACATGGAGGCAATACTAAGCGACATGGAGATGCGAGAGTTTAACCAAGAGGTTGAATCCAGATTTGATGTCGACATGAAAGAAAGTAATATAGCTAATGAGGATTTACCAGAATCTAGCGAAGAATTAGGTATACA